TGAGTATATCAAAGATTGGAAGTCTCTTAGCAAAGATAGACAGGAGTTCTTGCGATCTTGTAGACTAATGATTATCTTTTATGGTGAAGCAACTATGAAAGGTGTCAACGAAGAGGGTCAAAAGACAGAGGTTACTTTACCCGTAGAGATAGAGCTATCGGGCAAGACCTCTGGTAAAACTTTATCTAAGTTTTTCTTGGATATGGTTTCAAAGAAACGTGTTCTTCCTAACTCTAGAATTGTTAATATGAAGAGCAAGAGAGTGTCTGGCGGTGTCACGTACTACGATATAGATATATCTGTTACGGATGATACATCTTATCCTATGGACGATGATACGGTAGCACTCTTCAGTAAGTTCCACGATCACATAGCCCAGATTAATAAGTGGGTTATGGAGAAGCATACGTCAGCTAGTGGTTCGGCAATGTCTGAAGGAGATGATGATTTTATAGATCTCAATGGGGATGCTGCTTAATGGATTTGAAGTTAGCAAAGGTTCTTAGTTGGCTTCAGAAAAATATGGATGGGGAGGTGTCCATGACGGAGGACACCATCTCCACAGTATGCAATGATGTAGCTGATGCACTACGTAAACAGTTTGCTTCTTCAACAAATAGAAGAGAGTTTAAAGCAAGACCATCTAATCTTGGTAGGCCCTTATGCCAGTTACAGATGGAGAAGAAAGGTGAGAAAGGTGTAGCACCCTCTTACAATTTCATCCTACGAATGATGGTAGGAGATGTAGTAGAGGCTATACTAAAGGGCGTTATAAAAGAAGCTAATCTAGAAGGATACAAGTCTTCTCAAAACCTTACCACTAAGATAGGTAAGCATATAGTAACAGGAGAGGCTGATTTATCTTTCGATGATGGCAGAGTAGATGACATAAAATCTACTTCAGACTTTGCTTTTAGAAATAAATTTATTAGCTGGAATGCATTGAAAGAGAAAGATTCTTTTGGATATGTAACACAGCTGCACATATATGCTTCCGCTACGGGTAAACCTGCTGGTGGTATATGGGCGATGAACATAGCCACTGGCGAACTCAACAGGATAGAAAGCACTGACACTACGGCAGAGGTGTCTAGCATTTTAAAAGAAGCAGAGAAGAAGATAGATGCATTAGTTTCAGATGCACCTTTTAAAAGATGCTTTGAAGATGAGCCAGAAACATTTAATAGAGTGCTTACTGGCAACAGAAAACTAGGTATGGAGTGTTCGTGGTGTAAATATAGATTTAGTTGTTGGCCTACTTTACAGGAAAGAGAGTCTGTATTTTCTAAGGCTAAGAGTAAACCTATCGTAGCATACACAGAACTAAACAACATGGAAGGAGAAGTAGCTTGAATACACAAGAAGAAAATGTAAATCCATATGCAGATTTAACAGACGAAGATCTCAACGAGCGTATAGAAGAACTTAGTAATGAGCTACGTGACTTGAGGCGTGAAGCAAAACATCGTCAGACTGCTATGGTGCGTGAGGCATGGCAAAACCTACAAGAAGCTCAAGCATCTTACAGAGATGCAGTAGGTGGGAACGTACAAAGAACGTATGTTTATCCTCGCCCTTTTGGTTCAATAAACTATGGTCGCATTCGATTATAGATTAGCGCATGGTTTTAGATCTGGTTTAGAAGAAAGGGTATCTGAACAACTAGCCTTCTTAAACATACTAGACTGCTATGAGATTAAAAAGATACCCTTTGTTCAACCAGCAAAGAACAGAAATTACACACCAGACTTTTGGCTACCTAACGGAATAATAGTAGAAACAAAAGGTGTATTTACTGTACAGGATAGGCAGAAACATTTACTAATAAAAGAGCAATACCCTGATTTAGATTTAAGGTTTGTATTTTCTAACTCTAAAAATAAATTAAGAAAAGGAAGCAAAACCACCTACGCAGATTGGTGCAACAAGTATGATTTTATATTTGCCGATCAGCTTATACCTGAAGAATGGATCAACGAAAAGAAGAGAGGCAAAAATGAAAATAAAGAACCGAATGAATCTGTTACCAAACGAATTGTGCGTACTAATAAAAGTAAGGTCAGAACTACCCGAAGAAAAACAAATTGAATTTGACATACTACCAATACTTCACGAAGATATGTCAGATCTATCCGACTCTGCGTTAGATACTGTCACAGATATAATGAAAGCAATGTGCGCTGTAGCAGTTCTTGAGCCACCTGCTCTAGATGTTTTGCTTGAAATATATTATGATAAGTTTCAAGACATGGAAAGAATGAGAGTACAAGAAGAGACTGAAGGTGTAGTCATACCTTTCCCTTTCCCACCCGTAACTAAACACTAAAAGGACATATTATGAAGGATATGGTGAACAACCCACCGCACTATAATCAGAGTGGGATAGAATGCATTAATGCTATTGAAGCTGCACTACTACCTAACTTTAAATATTATCTTCAAGGCAACATACTGAAGTATCTTTGGAGGTTTGACTACAAGGGTAAACCAACTGAAGATTTAAAGAAGGCACAATGGTATTTAAATAAGTTAATAGAAGTTGTAGAGGAAGAAGAGAACGAAAGGAGTTTATGAAGTGTCATCATTTAAATCTAATAACAATCCTCAATTTAGAAATAAATTCTCAGAAGATATATTTAAATACAAGTATGCACATGAAGGGTGTGAAACGTGGTCTGACCTAGCATCAACACTCGTAAAAGATGTGTGCGGTTCTTTGCGAACGGGCGAACAAAACCTGATGACACTTGACGAGCAGGACGCTCTTACCAGATATATAGATGAATTGAAGTTTATTCCTGGGGGCAGATACCTTTACTACGCAGGACGCAAGAAACGATTCTACAATAACTGCTTCCTATTAAAAGCAGAAGAAGACACGCGAGAAGATTGGGCTAACCTAAGTTGGAAAGCTGAGTCCTGCCTGATGACAGGGGGCGGTATCGGTGTAGACTACTCTGTGTATCGAGAGGCAGGTAAAGTTCTTGGGGGGTCGGGTGGTTTATCTTCTGGCCCCATACCCAAGATGCAAATGATAAATAGTATAGGACAGAAGGTGATGCAAGGTGGATCTCGTAGGTCTGCTATATACGCATCTCTGAATTGGAAACACAAAGATGTATCCACGTTTCTTCATGCGAAGGATTGGGATACGATGCCAGTGGGCGATACTGGTTTTACTTTGAAGCAAATAAAAGAGCAGGACTTTAATTTTCCTGCACCATTGGATATGACAAACATATCTATTAACTATGATACAGAGTGGTTGCTAAACTATTGGAATGGCGAGGGATATGGGGATACCTTCAAGGAAAACATAGCCCAAGCGATGCGTACAGGGGAGCCTGGGTTTAGCTTTAATTTTATGGAGAATGAAAATGAAACGCTTCGGAACGCTTGTACTGAAGTATGCAGTGCTGATGACAGTGATGTTTGCAATTTGGGGAGTATTAATTTTGGCAGAATTGAGGACATATCTGAATTAGCAGATATAGTTAATCTGGCTACAAAGTTTCTTATATGCGGAACACTTAGGGCAGAGTTACCTTATCAAAAAGTCTATGATGTTAGGGAAAAGAATAGGCGATTAGGTCTAGGTATTATGGGCCTACACGAATGGTTGATCAAGAGAGGAGAGAAGTATGAAGTTACCGATAATCTTCATCGTTGGTTGGCAGTATATAAAGGAGTCAGCGATGATGTTTCTAAAAGATTTGCAGATGAACTTTCAATCTCTAGACCAGTTGCCAATAGAGCGATTGCTCCTACTGGGAGCATTTCTATTCTTGCTGGCAGTTCTTCTGGCATAGAGCCTATATTCGCGGTAGCATACAAGCGAAGGTACTTAACTGGTGGACACAGATGGAAGTATCAGTATGTAGTCGATTCATCTGCACAAGAGTTAATTGATACCTATGGCGTAGACCCTGAAAGTATCGAGTCTGCATTAGACTTAGCAGAGGACTACAAAAGACGTATGCGCTTTCAAGCAGATGTACAAGACTACGTTGATATGTCTATTAGCTCAACAATTAATCTACCTGCTTGGGGCAGTAAACTTAACAACCCTGATCTCGTAGATGACTTTGCCGACACACTAGCTAAGTATGCCCATAGACTTAGGGGCTTTACAGTTTACCCTGATGGATCTAGGGGTGGTCAACCTCTCACCTCTGTGCCTTATTCTGAAGCGGTAGACAAACTTGGAGAAGAGTTTGACGAACACGTAGAGACTCACGATATATGTGAGATAAGCGGTACAGGGGGAGTATGCAGTGTTTAACAGATATAAGCCTACGCACAAAAAGAAACGTAAGCACCTCAACGAGAAAGCATTCTTTGAAGGGAGAGAGGGCTTCAGGGTTAATAGCTATAATCCGTATAGACCAAGATCTCTGGAATACAAAGAGTGGGAGCGAGGCTATAACAGGCAGTACTTTATTAATTTAAACAAATTAAATAAGGTTGCGTAATATGAATTGTTGGTTTTGTGGCCCTGATCAACAATTAATATGGGGAGGGGATCACGACTTTGAAGACTATGGATTAGAGGGTGAAGGTATAATAGCTAATCTTAGTTGTCCAAAATGTGGTTCTTACGTTGAGGCAAGAACAGGCCCACAAGAGAAGGAAAAGTAAGCTATGCAGCTACCACTATTTCCTACGTTAGAGCATGAGGATTTAGGTGCAGGTGAGGGGAAGGTATGTTGTAAGTGTGATACATATCTACCCCTCTCTGCATTCTCACCAAGTTCAGGGGCAAACTTCTTACGCCCTGAATGCAAGGCTTGTAACTACGAATTACAGAAAGTAAGAGAAAGACTGCGCGAAGAACACGGTATGCCAGAAGAGGGATACAGTTGCCCCATTTGTGGTGGGGATGCAGAGAAAGTAAAGGGCAAAGGTAACACAAGAAACGGCCCTTGGGTACTGGATCATTGTCACGATACAGAAACATTTAGGGGGTGGTTGTGCCACAAATGCAATCGCGCCTTGGGTGGTTTTGACGATGATCCAGACATACTAAAAAGAGCCTTAGAGTATTTAGAAAATCATCTTAGAAAAATTTTTACCGTATAGGATATCAACATGAAAAGTAAATTAGTATTATTAGGAGGACTGACAGGTGCTTTACTGCTATCTTTTATCAATGTTCCCATCGCTGAACCGTCACCGCAAATGGGGTGTAAACCGCTTCCAATGGCTGCGGGGGTTATCGAAGGACTCCACAAAGAAAGAATAGTATTTAGAGGCGTATCTAACAGAGGACACGTAACTATAATACACCTGAATAAAGACACAGGAACGTGGTCTGCGAATGTCATATTGCCAACAAGCATAAATGAACTGTGCATGGTGGACGCTGGTACAACAGGTGAGATAACAGATACAACTTTTGTGCCTGAAAATGTAGAGAAATAGGCCAAATCGCGTATACGCCCTTTTAAGGGGGGCTACAGAGCAAGTAGGTAAAATCTGGACTATACCTACCAGAGGGTATCTTTGCAGCCCCTTCTGCCTCATCCTACGAGGTCGTTTTTTAAACAATCACGTTTTTTTGGAGGGTAACCATGCAATTTAAGGTAACAATCACAAAACCTAAAGGAAATAGAATAACTACCACTAGCTTCAGCTTACGTATAGTAAAGCGGTATGCAAAGGACTGTGCAAAGCCTGATGATAGAGTGGTGATAGAAGAGATCAGGGGATATAACTCTGATGGATATTACGAAACATCTATCCTAGAGGACTACATAAAGAAGACTAAGTAGTTTCTACGGGTGGATCTTTAATTACCTTTTCTAGTTTGTGAAACTTTATTCGCTCGTTAGGTAGGAATCTCCACACTACGCCTCTGCCATTGTCTATTTGCAATACAGTTTCGTAGAAACCTATCTTTAGTATGATGGCTTTGTCTCCATCGAGTATGCACTTATCTCCTTCTTGGAAGCTAGAGTGCATCCTAAACTTTACTCCATTTATAAAGTTAGTAGCAAAGTCGCGTACCATCAGTGTAAGTATCAACGCCAACATTATAACTAGCATAGGAGTAATTAACTCCACTAGTTCTATTGACATTGTATTTATGTCAGTAAGCTCTTTCATTTCTCTCTACTATTCCACAAATCAAATAGGACTTTCACCTTTTCTTTGAGGGTGTCTATCTCTCCATGCATCTTTGCTAACACGATTACTAGTGTTACAAACCCGAATGCGATAGGCCACCCTGATACTATGATGCTCCAAGCGTCTTCCATTTTCTAACGAGATCCTCATTACTTACGATAGCTTCTAGTTTTCTTAGCTATCTTCTTAGGCTGTTTTACGTGCTGTTTACCAGCCTTTGTTCCTTTACGTTTGGCCCTAGACGTAGCTGCATACTCAGCAGAGCTAAGAGATTTTATGGCAGCTGACGGTAGATATCTTTCGCCAGTAGCCTTTGGGCCTTGCGTAGATGGCTTACCTGATTTAGTACGCCACTTTTGTTTAGTCCAGTTTTTAAGACTTCTTTGTGATTTTTTTAGAGCCATTCTTTTTTCCACCTCTTAACTTTTTAAGATCTGCACCAGTTATCTTATTTCTAGGTGGTGCAACTCTAGCCAACTTCTTTTGCTTTGGGCTGTATTTTTTCATAGGCATATTTATCTCCCGTGTTTCTTTCTTAAACTTTCTTTAGCTTTCTTAGCTATCCTAGCCTGTTCAGGCTTACCCCCATATTTACTACGCTGTTCTAGCACTGTTAGTATTTGTATCTTTCTAGCGTATGGTTTATTTATACGTTTAACTTTAGCGACAGTTGCTCTGGCATCAGCAGGGGTAGCATATTTAATACTGACAGTATCTTTTGGATTCTCATCAGTATATAATCTTCTACCACTACCTTTTGGTTTTTTACCTGTTCCTACTTTTGGATCTTTCTT